CTTTGTCCGAAGCCATAGAAAAGTACACGGCATCAGAAGATGAAAAGACCCTGCTACGAACCCAAAGGCCGAAGTCCCCAACGATTGACTCTAAAGCCTCTTGCGCAGCGCTCATGGTGGGAAACTCTGCGGGATCTTCAAAGGTGCCGTCATGGTTGTATTTCCAACCCATTTGGGTGCGCCCATTTTCCCGCCGCCTAATAATGTAAACTTCATCAGTTGTGAGTCCCACCTCACAAGCGACTTCATCGTCCCCACCTGGGATAGTTCCGCGAAGTGTTTTGCCCCAAACAGCCCAGCAAATAGCTTCAATAATCGTGCTTTTACCGGTGCCGTTAGCCCCAGTTATGACCACGGCACCCTTCTTAGGGAATGTTAGTGTGAAGCCATTCAACCCGTGAAAGCCCGTGACCTCTATGTGCAGAATATTCATGCTAGGCATCTCCCCGTTTCAAATAAGCAAGGGTTGTATCTAAAACCGCTTCCTTTGTGGCATCGGGTATATCCATACCAGCAATGTAAGTAGACGCCAGTTCTTCTATAGAATTAGTGCCACTTTTAACCGCTTCTACAGCATTCTTAGCCGATTCGCGGCTAGTAGAGACCGAAACATCGTGGATGATATCTAGAATACGAGCGTCTTTTTCTAGCTCCTGGATATAATCCGCTGGCAAAAGTTCAGACTTTATTTTGAAGCGTGCAAAGTTTTTTGCATTGAGCTTTCTCAGGACATCTTCCGCTTCGGTGGGCGTGTCTATATTAAAGTAGCGCGGGCCAGGTACTTGCACGCTTTTAATATCGCCCGCATTGTACGTAGTAACATGCCCATAATTATGTCCCAGGTTGTCCCATCCCGTAGGGACTAGGGCTCCGACTTGTACAATCGGTTGCTTATTAGGCCCAGCCCATTGCTTACGATCATGCCAATCCCCCACAAACACGCCGCCAAGCTTATATTTATCGCACCAGCTACGCACCGTATGGATAGAAACAGACGACTCTGTATTAACAAGCCACTCCGGGGTGTTGGTGTCACTAATACCAAAATGGGCAGCTAGGATAGTTCCTTCTGGAAAGTCTGCATCTTCTAGAACACCGCGCACGTTGTCTGCCATATTGCCCGGAATGAACGGCACAGCTAGTACAGAAGTACCGTTAAAACTTTCATGTGTTAGTAGGGTAGGGCTTGTTACGCAGTGAACGTGTGGAAGCCAGTCGAGAACAGAGATAGCAGAATCCCCTTCATGCGAAGATGCAATGTCGTGATTTCCTGCAAGAACAAACGTGGGCGTTTTGGGGTAAAGCGCATCGCCAGTTGCCTTCAGTATCGCTGGGTGCGGGTTATGCCTATCAAATAAATCGCCCAGAATAATTAGGGAGCCGTCAGCCGCTACGCCACTAGCAGTGCCAAAAGAAGTTATAACTTCTCGACACCTAGTGTTGATGTGCCCCACTAGCTCCCCGCCACACTTCTTATGGTTTCCTACGTGTACGTCGGCTATAAAACTAATCATCGGTTGGCTCCTTATCAGACCCTAACAAGCCCCACTCCCCGTTTTCACAGATTTCCAAAAGGGTGGGGTTGTCAAAAGAAAGCCGTTCCACCTGTATTTGAACGGCGTCATTGTTGTTGTCGATCAAAACATAACTGCGGTCATTACGTGCAGCGACCTCACCTAGGGTGCCGCTACCACTAAAGCAATCCAAACAACGGTCCCCCTGATTAGAATGGACCTTTATAATGCGCTCTAAAATACCCGCTGGTTTTTGCGTAGGGTAGCCTGTGCGTTCTTTGCCGTTAGTGGGTACAATTGTGTGCCACCAAACGTCGGTAGGTGTCTTGCCTTTAGCAGCCTTCTCCTTCCCCACCAATCCTGGTGCCATATAGGGAATGCGGTCCATGACGTCGTAATTGAAGGTATAGTTCTGCGGGTCCTTCGCGTACCACAGGATAGTGTCATGCTTGGTGGGCCACCGTTTCTTACTACGAGCCCCATAATCATAGGCCCATATGATTTCATTCATAAACGAATCGCGCCCAAAAATGTCGTCCAGCATCACCTTGACGTAGTGAACTTCTCGATAATCTAGATGTAGGAAGAACGACCCATTGTCTGTTAATACACGATGGGCTTGCTCCAGACGTGGTTCCAGAAACTCAAGAAAACCATCAAATGTGTCGGTGTATTGGTAGTCGCTTATAACTTCGCTGTTGTATCGGTGCCCACCAAAACCAGTCCTGTCACCGGTTTCGTCTTGCGTTACTTGCAGTCGTTTTTGTCTGCGCGTTGTTCCGGTATTAAATGGTGGGTCAATATAAATAAGCTCAAACGAACTTTCCATAAAAGCAGCCAGTGCGCTGAGATTATCGCCACGGATTATCATCGAAGGCGTTACGTCGGATTCAAAAGTTATCATTGGTTTAGACTCCTTTGGCTATTACTTCGGCTTCTAAAGCACTTAGTTTCTTTGGGTCTTCTTCTAAAGCATCAACGCATCGCCTTTTGCCTTGCCCCAACTTCTCACCATTGAATGAGAACCAGGCCCCAGACTGGACAACTACTCCGGCATCAATCGCCGCCTCTAGTACTGCGGCACTTTTTATAACGCCCCGCCCGTACCAGATTTCAAACTCACAAGTTTGGAAGGGGGGAGCCACTTTGTTTTTTACGACTTTCACACGAGTGCGCGACCCATAGGGTTGCTCGATCCCATCGACTTTGTGCTTTAAAGTTTTTATGCGCCGAATGTCTAGACGTACAGAAGCATAAAACTTCAGGGAGTTGCCGCCCGTCGTGGTTTCTGGCGATCCATAAAAGACCCCGATCTTGTGCCTTATCTGGTTGATAAATATCAAAATAGCGTTGTTGGTCGATATCACAGCGGCCAATTTACGGAGTGCTTGACTCATAAGCCTAGCTTGCAGGCCCATGTGCTTTTGCCCCATGTCCCCCTCAATCTCTGCTCTGGGTGTAAGCGCTGCAACTGAGTCCACAACTACTATCTGTGCGCCCGCGCTTATATAGGTGGACGCCGCTTCTAGCGCATCTTCCCCACAGTCAGGCTGCGTTAATGCCATGGCGTCTAGGTCAACGCCTAACGCCTCGGCATAGAAAGGGTCTAGCGCGTGTTCTGCGTCTACAAAACCCGCAATACCACCGGCTTCTTGAACACTAGCCATAGCGTGTAAAGCTAGGGTTGTTTTACCACTTGATTCAGGGCCGTATATTTCAACAATCCTACCCTTCGGGTAACCACCAACGCCTAGAGCAACATCTAAGGGTAGTACCCCTGAAGACGCCGCTTCCACTTTGTGCCCGGTATTTGCTCCAACTATAAAAGACGAACCATCACCAAGCTTTTCGTGCACCGCATCAACAAGTTTTTGTAAGCGCTCTTGCTTAGTCGCCATTAGAAAAGTCTCCGACGTATAGGGTGTAAATAGGCTACAAGAGACAGGTAATAATTATTACTAAAGGGTAACGATTATTACCTGTCCCAGTAAGTAGCTTATTTTTGTCTAAACTTTTAGCCTCTGTTGAAGTCATCGAGAGCCGAACAGCTTGGCACTGTCTCAGCATCAATAACCGTTCCGGCCGTTAGTGCTGGATAGTTTGGGGTGTTTAAACCAAGTGCTGCGGAAGCATTTTCTAGTACATGATTCGGCGCGGCTGCGGTGAATCGGTCTAGATCTGTACGCTGATCCAACCATGTCATATCACTAAGCTGGGTCTCGTGCCTCGATGGACGCACATCGTACTTAGTGCTTAGGCCGGAACCCTCGCGGTGAATATTGATATCAAACCCCGTTTCAGGGTGTGTGAAGTCGCCCCCACTATCGCTATCATTACGGATATTTCGTAATTGGTTATAGATCATTTTCCCAAAAGCGAAGACCTGTACACCAGCATCAGAGTCATCCACGTTAACGACTTCACCAAAAACACGCATTTTAGGCCAAAGCTTATAGGCCTCTTCCCGGTCCATCTTGTTACCGGTGCGGCTAAGACGGTTAGCTTCCATACAAACGGGGCACGGCAAGTTGTACATCTTGCTAGGACACGGGAAAACAATTAGCTGCGCATCGGGCACGTTGGGTTCGCGCACATAGTGTTGTTGCACAATAACCCAAGGGGCTTTCGCACCTACTTGCGGCGGCAAAAAACGGATAGTGTTCTTGCCCTCTTTTAGCTTCATGATCTCAATCGCGTCTTGGCGGTCTCCATCAGCTTCTTTACTAGCGGCCTCGTCGGTCCACGGTTCATAGTTCTTAGACATTACAAATTCTCCTTTGGGCTTATTAAAACGATTTCATTTCTGCGCGGGTATGAGCACCCAACGAAATTAACATATCTCGCTTTGTGCGAAGAGATTCCAAAACCCCATAAAGGTAGGCGGCCTCCGCTTCGCACTCTATTTCTTTAGTCTTAACTTCCAGCCAAACGGGGTCTAGCTCGACTGTCGCGTCTACCATAGACTCGGTGGCACGCTTCCCGGACACTTCTATTGTTTCTCGTGCGATCATGCGCAAGCGCGATCTTGTTATGTCACGGTTTAGTTTCGCCTCTGCAAACGCCTTTTTACTATTTGCGTATAGTTCAGAGAAATAAGCGAAGTCAGACGGCAGACGAATATACTCTTCGTTTAGAGCAACTTCATCTATGGTCACGCTTGTACGCGCTAGGGCTATGTCTTCTTGTTTCATCGGTCCTCCGGTGGTTCATAGGTTTCTAATTCTGCCCAGGACGGGCCTACTTCCATATCGACTACAAAGGGGATCCCCCTTGATTCCCATCGAGTCATGATCTTTTTCATGTGCCACGCGCCCTCGTCTAAACAGTCTTCGCCCAGTTCCAGCATGATTGAATCGTGCACTGTGCTGACCACCTTGGCCGGAAAGTGGTCTGCCCTAATCCAATTAACTATTTCAACAAGGGACTTTAGGCATATATCCGAGGCTGTCCCTTGGACCGGCGTATTCCATGTGGCGCGTCTAGCGCTA